AAAGAGTGTCATCTTAACCCTGTTCCCCATTGCTGAACACATGTTCACAGTGCATGAACACATACTGTGCCACCTAACACCACTCAACCTAACATGGTCTTACTTAGCCTTGTCTAATTGTTCACCACACAACCCAACTCAAGAATGTTCCACGTGAAACAATGACCCACCAGGCAATGTAGTGGATTATGTGAAATTCAAAAAATACTTGTATTCTAGAATACTTGTGTTATAATATGTGTGTAAAGAAGGAGGGTCACAGATGAGTAGAATTTACAAACATTCACATAATCCAAGTGATATGACTATGGATAATATTAACAGAATTGTTGATATTATAGAGACGTATTTATGTGATTATAAACTTGGTTTTCATTTAGTTTACCAGCGTAGGCATTTAATAAGAATGGATATTAGTAAATTAAATTCAAAGAGTGTAATAGCTAGTTATTCGTTTCGCTATAACACTATGACGTTATTTAAACGTAAGGTTTTACAAGGTGCCGTATCACTTGAGGATATGATTAAAGAGAATGAGAGACGCGGATATGAGTATTTACAATGATTTAATACTTGCAAGTTGGTTTATCTGTGTAGTATTATCTGTATATCAAATTTATCAACAATGCAAAGGTAATTTTAAATACTATAAGGTATCAAACAGATACATAAATTTCATCATAATGTCAATTGTGATGTTAGTTATGTGGTTTGTATTAATAAATATGAAATATGATGAATTAATGGAGGTGTGCAATGTAAAATATTAAAGTGTTATGACTTCACTCAAAAGCGTATAGGTTGTAAATTGTTATGCTACTACAAAATTAGACAACTTGAAATAAATTAATTGAAAAAGCAATGTTAAAATTAAAAGGAGAAAATTAAAAATGGAAAATTTAGGAAATGAAGTAATGGTAATGGAAAATACAGGTTTAGTTGTGACTAATGACATGACTCATGAGCAACGTGTTAACTTATTCAACGCGGTAAATAATGCGGAGGGTTTAAGTGATCAAGTAGGTAAGGACTTGTATTTGACTGGTTACATCGTGCAAGATGTAGAAAAGGAAAACGAAAAAACAGGTGAAATTATTTGTTCAAAATTAATCACTGTAATTGATAAAGAAGGCAAGGCATATGCTACAAATAGTAAACCTTTCTTACAATCATTGAAGCAGTTAAAACAGGTATTTAACTACGATTGGGCGAAAGAACCGGTATGTGTCACAATCATTCAGAAAAAATCGAATTCAAGTTCAAACAAATATTTAAGCATGGCCGTTAAATAGCCTAATAAATTAAGGGTGTTAGCCAAACACCCTTTTATTTTTTGGGTTAAAAGGGGGTGTTTAAAATGGCTAAAATGCGAAAATCGTTTAAGGATGTTAAGCGGTTAAGAAATGCTATAGCAAGCGCTAAACGAACTGCTACAAAAGCGCAAAATTTAGGTCAGGATGTTGTGTTCACAGACATTCGAACCATTAAAGATTTTAACGATCGTAAAGAGTTTAACAAGTATTTGCGTTCCATTGAAAAATTCAACAAAGAAAATAGGTTTATCGAAAATAAATATGGTGTTGTTTTTAATCGAAATAAAATTGAAAAAGCTAATAAATTAATTGATAAGCAAAATAAGCAACGTAAGCAACTTTCAAAGTCTGTCGGCTTAAGTAAATTAAATGAAACTAAAGGAGGAATTGTAACACCTATAAGTGTTAAAAATGCCAGGTCAACTTTGCGCGATGATCGTGGTGGGTTTTTTGAGCCCGTTCACCATGTTAACATTCAATCTTATAGATATCCTAAACAATTGGACAAACGAATTGAAAATTTAAAAAAGAATACAAAGAAGGAAAATCAGAAAATTAAAAACCTTAGAAGTAATTATAAAATAGCGATTGAGGAACAAATAAGAGGCGGTAATATCACAAAAAAGGAAGGTAAACAATTAATTAAAGATATAAAATCATTATCGGATAAACAATTATTACAATGGTTTTATCAAGAACGTAAGGCGGTTTCAGTTTTTAATTATATTGATATGTCGCGTGAATACACTAAAAACCAAATGTTTATCAATGAACAATTAAGCAAAAATATTAGAACGGATATGTCAGATGTAAAAGATAGTTTAGCGGTATTTACTGGACGTGCCTATGTTAGTGGCGGTGTGGTTAAGTATAAATAATGTAAAGGGGGTTGTAGTATGTCAAAGAAAAAAGAGCCTAAAGAAATATGGGCTTGCGATTTTGAGACTACAACCGACCCTTTAGACTGTAGAGTTTGGGCATGGGGCGCAAGTTTTGTTAGTGATTCAAGCGTGAAAGAATATGGGAATAGTATTGACGGTTTCATTGAATGGTGTAAACAGAAAACACGTAAATTATATTTTCATAATTTAGCTTTTGATGGTGAGTTTATTGTAAGCTGGCTTTTAAGTAATGGTTATGAATATTCGGATAAGCCTAAAACCGGATGTTTTAAAACAATTATATCGAATACAGGTTTATGGTATTCCATCGAAATATGGTGGAAATATTCAATTTATAGATCAACAAAAACAACTATATGGGATTCGTTTAAATTAATTCCATTTAGTATTGAGAAGATCGCACATGATTTTAATTTACCGATACGAAAATTAAAACTAGATTATAAGGCTAAACGTGAGGTAGGACACGAGCTAACACCACATGAAGTTGACTATCTTTTCAATGATATTGATATTGAAGGTATGGCATTGAATGAATGCTTTAAATTAGGTTTTAACAAAATGACGGCAACTAGTTGTAGCTTTGACGCATTCAAGAAAACGTTGCCTATGACGTTTGAAAAGATATTCCCACCTTTAGAAATGAATGTCGATAGTGATTTAAGACCGGCATATAGCGGTGGGTTTGTGTGGGCAAATCCGGAACTAAAAGAGAAAGAAATAGGGCAAGGAATCGTATTTGATGTAAACTCTTTGTTTCCTAGTCGTATGTATTATGAATTATTACCGTATGATACACCTATTTATTTTGATGGAGAATATCAACAGGATGATGAATACCCTTTGTGGGTAGGTGTTGTTAGTTTTGCTTTTGACATTAAAAAGGATCATATACCTTGTATTGCATTGGATAAGTTTTCTAGATTTTTTGGTAGTAAAAAATATGTAACCAGTTCAAATGGTGACATCGTGAGAATGACTGTCACAAGTGTTGATTGGGAGTTATTTAATGAACAATATGATATTTATGATGTGGAGTTTATCAATGGATATAAATTTAGGGGGTGTGTAGGTATGGCTAGACAATTTATTGATGAGCAAATGGAAGTTAAAAAGAACTCTAAAGGTGCACAAAGATTTATTGCAAAAAGACAATTAAATTCGGTGTATGGAAAATTCGCAACGAACCCAAATGTCACACCTAAAATTCCTTTTATTGATAAGGATGATGGTATATTAAGACTCCATGACCCTATGTATACTACTTATGTAGATGGTGAGGTTAAAGAGGTTATTGACGAACAATTTAGAGACCCTATTTATTTACCTTACGGAGAATTTGTTACCGCATATGCGCGTAAATATACAATTAGTACCGCTCAAAAAGTAGGTATACATAGAGTCGCATATATTGACACGGATTCAATACATCTAGTTGGTACACAAGTTCCGGACGCAATAAAAGATATTATTGACGATAAAGAATTAGGATATTGGGGTTTAGAATCTGTATTTAACCGATCTTATTTCATTGGTGCTAAAAGTTATGTTGAAGAAATTGAAATCAGTTATAAGGAATATGTTGAGCACCAGCAAGAATACATAAGTGAAAATGATTGTAAAGATAAGTTGTATTATATTCGTGGTGGTGTTTGTTATTATCTAAATGTTAAGTGCGCTGGTATGACACAAAAGGCTAAACAGAATGTAACATATGATAATTTTAGAGTTGGAAATGTAATTAATGACTGCCTAAAGAAAACACACGTACCGGGTGGTATTGTGTTAGTCGATAGACAATTTAGTATTAAAAGTAGATAGGAATGTGATAAAGTGATAAGTGCTTTAACGAATATGTTGTATTATTTATTTATGGCGTTTTGTTGTTTAAGTGTAGCATTTCTATTTGTTGTGTATATTATAGGAATGGGATTAATGATTATTTGGATTATAAAGGAGTAGAAAAATGGATTTTATGTTTTTAATGATATTAATGTGTATTATTGTGTTAGCAGTTTTTTGTTTTATTATATATTTTAAATATAAGTCATTGATTAATAATTATAAATTCTTAAATAATGAACTTGATAGTTTATCTCGTGAAGTTTATCATCGTGATAACGCAATATTTAAAAAGTGTGATAAGACTCTAAAAGAATTTAATGATATCATGTTTGGAAGTCCACCATTAAAAAATAAAGTTGTTATTGTAAGAAGTATAAAAGATTATGATTATAGCGCGTATAGAAAAGATATTGACGCATTAAATGAATATCTAAAGGATGGCTGGAGTATTGTTAATCATGAAACAAATGAATTTGTGCATACGTATATACTAGGTAAACCGCTGGCATGGTGTAAAGAAAATGGAGGTGATGGTGATGATGAGTGAAAAATCGAAAGAAAACCGAAATAAATGGTATCGGGATCACGTAAATAAATATTGTGTTTGCGTCAATAAAAATGAAACTGAAGTTGTTAATTTTATTGAGAATTTATTGAAACATAAGAATTTTAGTTTTTACGTTAAAAATAAAATTAAAGAAGATTTGGAAAAAAGAAAATAATCTGTTATTATATTTACGTAAGGAATAAAGAACGGAAATCAGACATGCATGTTAGGCTTACTCGCGGTGAAACGTGCTAACAACATAATTAGGAATAGTAATCTAGCTGGTAACACTTTAAACTTTACAACCTATATTTATAAAACCCTCATAAAAGAGGGTTTTATTTTATATTGACTTTACAGTATTAATATAATATATTTATAAATAGAAGGGATGTGTAAAATATGGAACGTGATGAATTGAGAAACAAATTTACGGAAGTGTTAACAGTTGAAGATCAAGCCGAACGCTCGACTATTTTAAATGATATGCGTTCGGAAGTTGAAAAGACTTTTACAGAGTTGGATAATTTAAAAACATTAAATGAAAGTTTAGTTGATAAAAATAACATGTTAACGGAAGCAAATTCAAAACTATTTATGCAAATTGGGATTGAAAAACCAGAGGATAAGAAACCACAACACAAAGGTTTAGATTTACGCAAACTAGGCGTATAGAAAAATGAGGTGATTAATATGGGAAGAACAACAGGAAAAGATGTTGCAAAAACAATTCAAAATGATTTAGGTCTAGAGAATGAACCAACGGGTCAAGAAGTTGCCAGTGCAATGTATAATTTAAGTTCAAGTAATTTTAGAAGTACAATTGGCGATCCAAACGAAACAAGTTCTTTAGAGTTTATGAACGGCTTGCTAGAGTATCCGGATACTTTAGGTGTTGAGTTTATGACGCTAGCTACTCGAATTGGTAGAGTTATCGCTCATAGAAATATTTTAAGGAATAAACTAGCTCCATTTAAAATGGAAAACATGAGTTTAGGCTATACAATGGAGGAATATTTTGTTGAGTGTGCAAAAGAGCATGCTTATGATCAAGCCGACGCGGAAAACACTTTATTTAAACGTGAACTTCCGGACATTAAAACCGCCTTCTACATTGTAAACAGAAAAAGTTTTTATCCGGCTACTATCACGGATGATGATTTAAGAAAATATTTTGTGAGCTGGGACGGAGTAAATAGTTTAATCGCACGTATTGTTGATTCTATGTATAATGGAGATAACAAAGATGATTATAACTATATGAAATCTGCTTTAGTTACACACTATGAAAATGGATTAATGAAAATCGTTAAAACAAGTGCGGTGACGGATACAGAAACGGCTAAAGAGTTAGCGCGTAAAATTACAGAATACGCGTCATATTTGACAGAACCAACAAATGAATATAACGCAATGGCGGTCACTAAACAAAATGACTACGAAGATATTTATGTAATTTTGAACGGAAAATCGAACAGTTATTTAAACATTGATTGGCTGGCTCAAACATTCCAATTAGAGTTCGCTGAGTTTAAAGCGCACGTTTTAGTGCTTCCAACTTTGCCTAACACAAATCAAGGAACAATTGAAGCATTAGTCGTTGATAGTGAAATCTATCGTGTATTCGATCAAAAATATAGTGTAGGTGTTGCCTATAATGCTAAAGGTTTATATTGGAACTATTTCTTACACCACTGGGAAGGTATCGCAACAAGTAGATTTGCAAACGCTATTGCATTCGTATCTGGTGCAGTTAAAGAAAAAGTAACGGCAATTTATGCTAACCCTCAAGTGGTACAGGTTAAAAAAGGCGGAAGTGTAACAGTACCATTTACCGTACAGACTAGCGGATTAAACGCACCAATTAGTTTAACTGCTACATCAGGCGCAATATCAATGGTTAGTGCAACGTTGACGGATGATTTGAGACACGTTACAATTAAAGGATTAGAAGCGATTACCGTTGAAGGATTGACCACAGTCACAGTTAAAGACATAAATTCTAATGTAACATGTGATATTAAGGTTGTTTATAACGTATAGTTATGTTATAATATCGGTGTCATGAGTAGGACATGACACCCCTCCTTTCTATTATTTAGGTAAATTGCAACTTAGGAAAAAGAGTTATTAATTTAACTCTTTTTCTTTTTTATTTAAAATTAGTTGAACATTCAACTATTTTTTATTATGATAGAAAAGAAAGAGGTGATTAAAATGAAAATTATTTTAGTAGCATTGGTTTTTAATGGGTTGGATCTTATCACTGGAATTGTTGGAGCGATTAGAGATGGTGAACAAATAAAATCTAGTAAACTGAGAGATGGACTATTTAAAAAAGTTGGATTTGTGTTCTGTTACGCATTAGGTGTATTAATTAATTATGCTGAAAATTTGTTGACTTTACCTTTTGGGGTAGACTTAGTGCCGGTAATTTGTACTTATGCGATCATTACAGAAGTAGTTAGTATTATTGAGAACATTTCTAAAATTAACAGTGATATTTTACCGGAAAAGCTAAAAGAATTAATTGGATATAATGGAGGTAAGTAATATGGGTGTAATTGATGAAAGTAAATTAAACAATATTTTACCAAAATATGACGAGTTAAAGTTAAGTGGTAAAAATCTTGCTCAACAATATGTCAGTGCATTTAATACGGGTATGAATATTTACCAGTGTATCAATCAATTGCAAGGTTATATTGAATGGGTGATAAAAGCTGTGAATGATGTTGTGGTGCAGTGGAATGAGACTGTAGACTCACAAATAAAATATGCTATAAGCGAATCTGTAAAGGAATCTGTAAAGGAATCTGTAAAGGAATCTGTAAAAGCAAGTAAACAGGCTACTACAGAACAATTTAATATTGAATGGGAAAAGGTACAACATACATTAGAAACACTTGAAAATAATGTTTCACTTATTAAACCTGGAACAAATGTCTATTATGTTTTGACAGAAAGCAAAGATAAAAATATTAAAAAATTAGATTATTATTTTAAATATGATACTGATTATTCATCAAATGCGCCTTATTATAGTAATACCTTATTTATTCGTGGTTTAGACTTAGAAGGTTATACAGTTAAGACATCATTATTAAGTAATAACATATGTAAATTAAAAGACAAAACTACAGGTGATTTAATAGATTATGTTTATTTTATGCTAGATAATAATGTAACAGTCACCACAACAAAAGACACACAACTTACATATACTCAAATAGCAATGAAATATTTACCGTATTTCGCTAAGCTTAAAACCGATACACCTACTTCAGGACATTTGTATGTTGACGCGTGCATTTCGATTATTTTAGAAAAAACTAGCTCATAAGCTAGTTTTATTTTATTATATAGTAGGAGGTATTAATTATGGATAAAAAAGAATGTGAATTGTCAAGTATATATAAGATGAAAACACCGGAAGATATTCCCTATAACTTACCGGAAGGTTTAAGCGTTTATTTTTATATTGAGTTTTATATGCAAGCTATGCACATATTAAAAGATGTAGATTATGAAAGATATAATATATGTAAAGAGAAACTACACGAGTTAACAATATTAGAGGAGGAATTAAATTTATGAAAGCCGGCCAAAAGTTAGTACATGATGGCCATGAAGTGTGTTTATTTCCTATGGAAACAATGAATATCACGCAATGGTCAAGTCCATCATCATATAGTCACTGCTGCGGACATCCTTTTGATAATGCAATTAGTGGACAAGTTAGAGTACCTGTGTATGCTCCATTTAGTTGTCATTTAGTGCACACGTACTCGTCCGGAAATACTCGCGTCTATCAAAGTGATAATGAGGTTTTGACCCCAAGCGGTTTAAAAAATGTGACTGTAAGTTTTACACATGATCCAAACCCACCAACAGAAACACGATATAAACAAGGTGATTTAATTTATCATACGGGTACGGCTGGTATGGCAACAGGTGACCACTGTCATATCGACCAGTCTTTTACACTAAACGCTGGTCTAGTTAGTTATGGCATTGTATGTAGTTATGGTAATGAATGTTATGCGCTAAGTGGCTCAGAATTACCGAATAATGTATTTTATGTGAATGATACGAATATTGTAAATGGATATGGTCAAGCATGGCAAACGTTTGAAGGAGGTCAACCTCCAACACCGCCCGAACCAAGTTACAAATATATTAAACATTATTTTATGTTAGACGGTCTAGGAATTGATTTTGGCTTTTATAAAACAAAAGAAGAAATCAAACCAGAACCGCCAACACCAACAAATAAATGGTTTATTCCCGGTGATATTAATAACACGCGACCACTTACAGAAGATGAGTCCAAACAAAATTGGTTAGCATTTTGGCAATTTTTTAAGGCGAAAGGTTGGACCGCAAATGCGGTTGCTGGTATATTAGGTAACTCATATTTTGAAAGCACTGTCAACCCGAACCGGTGGGAGGGTGATGTTCCATTTGCACAACCGGTAGCAAGTCGTGGGTATGGGCTAGTTCAGTGGACGCCTTGGACAAAGATAATTGACTGGCTAAAAGAAAAAGGATATTACCCGGATGTTTCTAAGTTTGGAGTTGGTGAGTGTGAGCGAATTCAATGGGAAATGGAAAATAACCAGCAATGGATAGCTACATCAGATTACCCCGAAAGTTTTGCAAGCTTTTCAAAATCTACCGCCGACCCTTATACACTAGCTATAGAATTTCTAGCGAACTACGAAAGACCAGCCGACCCGAACCAACCACAACGTGGCACTAAAGCACGTGAAATTTATGACTATATCAAAGGCAAATAAAATAGTTGAACATTCAACTATTTTTTAATAAAATAAAATAAAATAAAAGGAGATGATTAGCATGAGTATAGGAGTCGTAAATAGTCAATTTACCCCACAAAGTAAAATTTATTTATTGAAGGGTTTAGAAATTGACGCAATGGATAACACGTTTTGGGGTGCATTCGATACACCCGAAAAACAATTTAATTTTTTTATTAATAACTATGATCATATTGTATTTGAAAATTACACGTATCAAAGAAAAGATGGTACGGTAGTTGTACCTGGTGTTTATGATGATCTACGTTTATACAATTATTTGATTTATCAAAACGGTAATACAGGTAATAAAGCGAAATGGATTTATTGTTTTATTACAAGTTTAGGTTACTTAAATGACAATGCCACTAGTATTAGCTTTGAAACAGATGTGATACAAACATGGCGGTTTGAGATTGAAAGTAACTTTATGGAGTCATACATAGCTTATGAGCATAGACCACAATATTATGATACCGGTGATGGTGTACACCGACCTTGTATTAATACACAACCGGAGAATTTAGAGATTGGAACGGATTTAATTAGTGATAAACAATATTTAATAGACATCACTCAAAGTATTAGTTTCACTGTTATTGGTATGACTTGCGATATGTCAGGAAAAGATAGCTTTACAAATCCACAGTTAGGTACACCGTCACAAATTAATTATTATATATTACCTTTTAATAGAGACAATGGAACAGATATAACCACATTAAAAATTGGAAGTGTGAGCGGTCAAACTGTCACGATTAACGGACTATCAAAAATATTAGACGCTATACGAAAAAATGAAAAATTAGTTGGTAAATGTGTATCTATAGTGGTAACCAATTCTATACCCGGTTTAGTTGTTGAAAGTGGCCAAGTCGTAATTAAACGAGACTGCTTTACTAATGAACAACAAGGCGATTATCTAATATTAACATATAAAGCTAAACCAATGAATTCAATGCTTGAAAATGATTTAAGCGCATTTCCAAAAACACGTATATATGATATACCGGCTTTTATTGGATTTACTCAATTCACAAAATTATATACGTACCCATACAGTTATTTATTAATTAGTGACAATAACGGATCAACAAAAGTTTTTAAGAACGAGTTATGGCAGGACATGAAAAACGCTCAATTTATTTGTGTAGGCTCACCAAACAGTGCAAAGATAGATATAATACCATTAAATTATAAGGTTAACAAATCAAATAATTTATATTCAAATTTAATAAATTTAGAAAATTCATTTGAATCACAATATGAGACAAGCTTACCTATTATTAGTGATACGACCGCATTAATGCTACAATCTTCGCGTAACTCTATGAACGTTGGGTTATCCAATATTAGGCGCTCAAATGAAACAAATTCAGCTATAGCAAGTGCAACCGGTAATGCATTAAGCGCTCAGACAAGCTTACAAAATAACTTAAATTTAAGTGTTACCGCACGAAATACAAATTTAGCTAGTAATTTGAACGATCTACAGAACAAATCAAATATGATAAATGCCAGCATAGGCGCTATAGGTGGTTTAAGTGGTGGTATTGCCAGTGCGTTAACCGGTAATATTGGCGGTGCGGTTGGTAGTTTGGTTGGAGCTGGGTTAGGCATTGGACAAACGGCAATGCAAAACCAAATCAACACAAAACAAACTAACATGCAAAACGCAAATGCACTTGCAAACGCAAATGCACAGGCTAGTGCTAATAGTCAATCAACCGCAATCGGTAACCAGTTAAGACAGTTAACAACACAATACCAAAATCAAACAAATATTCAGAATGCTATGGATAGTTATAATGCACGTATTCACGACGCACAGGCAACGGCTGATAGTATTGTGACCGGCTCGAATGATCTAATGCGACAAATAGCACTAGATTTAAACACATTTGTATTATACGTTTATAGACCAACAGACGAATATAAACAGAAACTAGAAAAAATATGGAACATGCGAGGGTATGCCACTAATACAATTGACTACCCTAATTTACGATCTAAAGTATCATGGAACTACATTCAAACGGTAAAATGTAATATTAAAGGTACAAATATCGACCCGAACGACTTGGAAAAAATTAAACGTGTATTTGATAATGGTATTACACTCTGGCACAATAAGAATGTTGGTGATTATAGCCAAAATAACGGCGAAAGATATTCATATACACAATGCGATAAATATGGAAATTATAAGGAAAAGAAAGTACATTAATATAAAAGGTTGACGATTCAACCTTTTTTATTTAACATATAATTAAAAGGAGATGATTAAAAATGAATTTATTGAATGATACAAGCTCATTCACAGATTATTGTAGAAATGCGGTTGATATCGCTACGATGAATAATGGAGAGGCTGACTTTATTTATTACACGTATTTACAAATGTTGAGCTTAAACATGTTTAAATATAAAGGTTTACCCGAATCCATTAATACATTCTATTTAGAATATGTTTTACAAACACGCGGTTACATTGGCTTTTATGATGATGAAAGGTTAGGTTTGATATGTAGTGAAATCACATTAGGTGGTCGATTAAACCATTACACTTTACCAACCGAATATCATACGGTTTCCAAAAGTCCACTTATTAAAAAGACGTTAACAAGTGATGAATGTGTGGTTATGAAAAACAGCCCTTTATATATTGGATTATTCCCATACTTAAATTTTTATGCTAAAAAATTAGCTTTAACAAGTCGAACTATGGATCAGAATTTAACTATGCAGTGGACACCGTACATCATTACAGGTGATAGAAGAATGTTACAACAATTTAAAGTTTTCATGCGGAAGATTTTACAAGGTGTGCAAACGATCTTTACTTCAAAAGGATTTAGAACAGAGGATATTAATATACTACAAACAAACGCGCCTTTTATTGCGGATGAGTTACACGGAATGAAACAAGCGATTTTAAGGGAATGTATGACATTCTTAGGTATTGAAAACGCCAACATGGACAAAAAAGAAAGATTGGTTTCAGATGAGGTAAACGCCAACAATCAACAGGTTATTGCGTCTAGAAACATTTGGTTAAGCGAACGTAAAAAAGCCATTGAAGAATTAAACAAAAAATTCGGATTAAATGCAAGTGTTGAGTTTGCCCCTTATGAAGATTATGAAGAAATCATGAAATTACTTGAATTAGATTCAAACACAAGTATTAAAGATTTTAATATTAATAAAAATTTGGATGTTAAAGAAGGTGAATACAATGATGAATAAATTAAAAGTTCCTAACTATTTATTGACTTTGCAAAGTCCGGTGCTTGCTGAAAATACCGAAACAATATGTGGTGTATGCCACAATTTAGCATTAACAGAATTAATTGACTCTCAATATGAATTAAGTGATATGGAAGTGTTAGAGATCGCACGAAAAAAGATTTTCGATTTTAGCTATCCTTTCTATGATGATGTTGAAAAAAGAAAAGCTTTTGAAACCGGTATTCTAAAGCATTTTTGGTTTGACGAAATCGGACAGGAAACTTATGCGTATTGGAAATTTGAGCTTCAACACTGGTTTGAAATCAATATGGATAGATATTATACCTTATTTAAAACTATCCCGTTCCAAGACCAAGACGACCCAACCGCAAACACGAACTATACAGAAACTTATACGCGTGACAGTCGAGGTAACACACAAGCGAGTGGAGAAGATACGAGCATTGCCTTACAGTCTGTAACTCCGGAAGGACGTATTGATATTGAAACAAACGACTATGTTAATAACATCGCTAAGACAATTACCAAACCAAAAAGCGCAAATGATACGACAGGGCATGAAGAATACAGTTTTAAGCGTAAAGGTAATATCGGTATCCAAACACTAGCGGAAGTATTACAAGGCTCACGGCGTGCGGTTATTACAATCGAAAACGAGTTATACGCGGAATTACAAGAATATGGATTATTTTTTAATATATTCTAGGAGGTAAAAATATGAATATTGATGTAAATAAATATTATGATTATAGGCAAAAAGTATTAGGTACATATGTAGATCGTGACCACTATTACGGTTCTCAATGTTGGGATTTGTATTTTGACTGGTGTGAAAAGAACGGATTTAAGGGTGCTGATTGTACATCTAGCGGATATGTTAAAGATATTTGGTTAGACAGAAAAACAAATGGAATGACATACAATTGTGTTGAAATCACAGAGCTACAACCAGGTGCAATCGTTGTTTTCAAGGAAGTACCAAACATTACACCTTTAAGTCATATCGCTATTTTCGATAGTGATGTGAACGGTGTATACGGCCGCTTTTTAGGAGCAAACCAAGGCAATAAAAATGGTTTAGTAAATATCGTATCACTACCATATTCAGCAACATTCGATACGGCTTTCATGCCTAAAGCTATGATTTTAAGTGATGAAAAAAGTGAGAAGGTTTTAAATGAAATTCCAAGTGATTTTATTAAGGAATATGGGACTTTCTATCCAAATTGCACAATTAAAATCAGAGAAGCACCGGGTCAAAAAGGTAATGACACTGGTTTATATTATACAAACGGTATGAGTGTAAGATATGACGGTTATGTTAAACGTGATGGCTATGTGTGGATTAGTTGGATTGGTAACAGTGGTAAGCGTCGCTGGATGGCTGGCGGTGAGTTAAACTCAAAAGGTATTAATTACCTACCATATGGAGTATTCAAATGACAAAATCAATTGATTGGTATAACCCTACCAACATAAAGTCATACAACAAATTTTTAAATTTCATCATTGGTGGTCGTGGTATTGGTAAAACATATGGATTCAAAAAAGACTGTATTAGTCGATACAAGAAAAAAGGAAAACAATTCCTTTATTTACGTCGTTACAAAACAGACCTAAAGAAAATAAAAACATTTTTAAATGATCAGTTTGAAAACTTCAAAGATGATGAATTTAAAATTACAGGTGGTAGCAACTTTACCACCTTTTATATAAATGGGTGTGAAATGGGTTACGCTACATCCTTAACATCTTTTGCCAGCTTAAAATCAACAAGTTATGTGGATGTGGATACAATTATTGTGGATGAGTTTATACCTGAAAAGGCAGGTTTTAACGCATACATCCCGAATGAAGTTGAAATATTATTAAATATCATTGACTCTATATTTAGACAACGAGAAGGACATGTATATTTATTAGCAAATAACGCTAGTATCGTTAACCCATACTTTAGTTATTTTGGTATCACACCCAACCCCGAAAAAGAATTTAATACATTTAAAGGTAATGAATCCGTAGAACAAATTATTGTGCAAATTTGTCATAGCGACTATAAAAAAGGAAACAAAGAAAAATCGAAATTCCATAAATTAATATCCGGAACGACATACGGAGAGTATAACGCTGGTAAGTTTGCATATGACACAAATGACTTTATCAAGAAGAAAACAAATGTATGTGATTATTTATGTACACTATACTATGATGATATCTATTATGGTGTTTGGATGGATATGAACACGGGTTATGTTTATATCAACCAACAGATTAATAAAGAATACGGATATTGTTATTCTATTGGAAGTAATAATCGTGAGAATATGATGATAGCTAAGTTATGGCGTAAAGATCAACGACTAAATATGTTAATACGATCGTATCGTGATGGGTGTGTTTATTATAACAATCAAGAAACGAAAAGATTATTAAGTTACATACTCAGTAAATATTAAAAGAGTGATATTAATTATCACTCTTTTATTTTAATAAAATCTTTAAGATCATGTTTATTCACAGTATATAAATAATACTCATGTTTTGAACCATATTTATTATAATACTTAATATATGTATACAATATTATTTTATAGTCTGTAGAACGCGCAATAATTAAACCGTCAAATGCAAAATAAAATTCCAATTCGATTTTAATATCTGTATTCATTTTATCACCTACCATTTTTCATACGTTATCCCTTCTTTACAATTCTACAAACTTCTCTAAGCTTGTGATTAATCATTTCATTCAACTCAAGATAAGACAGATAATCGATATCTTTATCGTTATAGATATCCTCAGACATATCAATACAATAACTAATATAATCAGATAAAGATTTTAACACGTTAGCTAACTCATGCCATCCGTTAACTTGTTCTAAAACATAATCATATTGTTTTTGAATGTGCTCTTTATATTTTTCTTTAGTCATGTTGTGACCCTCCTTCTTTACACACATATTATAACACAAGTATTCTAGAATACAAGTATTTTTTGAATTTCACATAATCCACTACATTGCCTGGTGGGTCATTGTTTCACGTGGAACATTCTTGAGTTGGGTTGTGTGGTGAACAATTAGACAAGGCTAAGTAAGACCATGTTAGGTTGAGTGGTGTTAGGTGGCACAGTATGTGTTCATGCACTGTGAACATGTGTTCAGCAATGGGGAACAGGGTTAAGATGACACTCTTT